CAAAGAACGCGGCGCGTACGGATTTACCATTTTGCATATTTGCATGATTCACATTTTAGGAGACACATGGCAGGCAAAGGTCCAGCGCCTAAGGACGCAGAACAACGCAGACGCAGAAACGTTGACCCAGTACCCACTCAAGTGGTTACTCAGGACGGCATTTTGCGCGGTCCAGATCTGCCAGCTGGGTATCCTTGGCACTCACAGACATTTCGCTGGTGGGACACTTGGCGCAAGTCAGCACAAGCTGTCACTTTCACTGATACTGATTGGGATTTTTTAATCGATACAGCGTTGTTGCACTCGTCTTACTGGAACGGTGACAACGTAGGAGCAGAATTGCGACTCCGAGTCGCGAAGTTTGGCGCTACACCTGAGGACAGAATGCGACTTCGGTTGCAGATCGACGGTGAAGCAGAGGGGGCCAAATCGAACAAGACCCTGTCTGATCAGCGACGGACTCGTTTGTTGAGAGTGGTGGGGGAAGTTGACCAAGAAGAAACGACAACAGAGTAGCTTCATCTCGCTCGGTTGGGACGCGATTGACTGGATTGAGACTTATCTAGTTCACGGCCCAGGCGACGTGCAGGGTGAAGCCATCACTTTAGACGACGAACAAGCGGCTTTCATATTGAAGGCCTATGAATTGGACAAACATGGGCGGCGAGTTACACGGCGAGCTTTCTTTTCTCGACCAAAAGGTCGTGCGAAGTCGGAGCTTGCTGGAATGCTCGTTTGCTTTGAGGCTCTCGGCCCTGCTCGCTTTGACCGTTGGGACGCCTTCGGCAATCCAATCGGACGACCAGTCCAGTACCCGTTCATCAGATGTCTAGCAACTGAAGAGCAACAATCAGGCAACACATATGACAACGTTCGTTACATGCTCGAGCACATCAGGACCAACTTTGGCACTGAGTATCCAGGCATTGATGTCGGCCTCACACGCACTTTTTTAAAGGGTGGCGGCGAAATCGTCCCATCAACAGCAGCATCAGCATCAAAAGACGGTGGAAAAGAGTCTTTTGCCGTAGCTGACGAAACACACCTTTATTCGAGCCCCGAGCTCAAGCGAATGCACGAAACCGTAAGGCGAAACCTCGCCAAGCGAAAGGCTGCGGACCCTTGGATGCTGGAGACATCGACCATGTACTCGGTAGGCGAGGAATCAATCGCCGAACAGACGCACCGCTTATGGATTTCGATACAAGAAGGCCGCACAAAAAATCCAGGCCTGTTGTTCGATCACAAGCAAGCGCCCGAGGTCCCCGACCTGCAGGACAGTGAGCAGCTTAAAAAAGCACTTGCTGTCGTGTATGGGCCCGCTTTTAAATGGCTAGACATTCCACGTCTAATGGCCGAAATACAAGACCCGATGACAAAAGCATCGGACGCAAGACGCTACTTTTTGAATCAGCCGTCCACAGACACCGACCGCTACATGAACATCACAGCATGGAACGCAGCGGCCGAGCCTGAAGAACTGGCAGAAGGCACCGAGGTCGTTCTCGGGTATGACGGTTCGCGCAAAGACGACGCCACAGTGCTTGTTGCTTGCAGAATTGAAGACGGCAAGATCTTTCAACTCGAGTGTTGGGAAAGACCGCCTGGTCCTGCGGGCTATGGTTGGGAAGTACCAAGAGTCGAAGTTGACGAAGCTGTTCGAATCGCATTTGCAAAGTACAAAGTCCACAAGATCTGGGCCGACCCTTCAGGTTGGCAGTCTTATTTGGACGCTTGGAACTCAACTTTCGCTGACAAAGTAGTTGCAGTTTATCCTTCCAGCCAGCGAAAGTTGATGGCACAAGGACTTGACAGGTTCCTTGAAGACATACTTGAAGGACGTCTAAAGCACAACGGCGCAGCAGAACTTACAAGGCACGTGACCAATGCGGTACCAACTCGGTATGGTCAAGTCATGAAGCCTTCTCAGAGCCACAAGATCGACGGCTTAATCGCCGCAGTTCTCGCTTACCTAGGCCGCACCGAAGCTCTTGTCAATCCTGAGCCCGTTGCACCCAAAGTCACTTACCACACTATTCAAGTCTAGGAGAAACATGAAGCGTTTTGATTTTAGCGTTTTGGTCGAGATCACTGGCGTCGCGTTAGTGACTGTCGGGCTTGCGTTGTTCTCTCCACCGATTGCATTAATCGCTCTCGGTTCATTCCTCGTTTGGGCTACAGAAAAGGCTGATTAATGACCGCTGGCATTTACAACACCACTATCGACCAAGGCTCAGTGTGGTCTGTCGTGTTGGTGTATACCGACTCAAACAACGTCCCTGTCAACTTGACTGGCTACACAGCCGCTATGCAACTGCGACAGAACTACAATTCTGACGTTGCAGATCTGACTTTGACTACCGCGAACGGTGGCATCACAATCGTCGGCGCGACTGGCACCATCACAATCAACGCCACTGCAGCGCAAACTGGAGATCTCGACCCAGGCTTTTACGTTTATGACTTAGAATTGACATCGGGTTCCAACATCTCTCGCCTAATCCAAGGCCAGTTGACCGTAGCAGAGCAGGTGACACGATAATGGCCAACAAAGTCACAATCAACGAGACCAACAATACAGTTGAGATCTCAGCTCCAGGCCCACAAGGTTCACAAGGACCAACGGGCCCAACGGGTGCGATAGGCGCAACAGGCCCAACAGGTGCAACAGGCGCGGCTTCAACCGTAACTGGACCAACAGGTTCAACAGGCCCAACAGGCCCAACAGGTGCAGCTTCAACCGTAACTGGACCGACTGGCCCAACAGGCGCGGCCTCAACCGTAACTGGTCCAACTGGCCCAACAGGTGCGGCTTCAACCGTGACTGGACCAACTGGCCCAACAGGCGCTGCTTCAACCGTAACTGGACCAACTGGTGCCCAAGGAGTAACAGGCCCAACAGGCCCAACGGGTGCGGCTTCCACAGTGACTGGCCCAACAGGTGCAACAGGTGCTCAGGGTGCCCAAGGCATTCAAGGTGTGCAAGGCATTCAAGGCGAGGTCGGTCCTACAGGTCCGAACGGTTCTACTGGTCTTACTGGCGCAACTGGCGCAACAGGCCCAACTGGCGCAACAGGCGCAGCCTCGACAGTTACAGGCCCAACAGGCGCAGAGGGTGCAACTGGCCCAACGGGTGCACAAGGCATTCAGGGTGTTACAGGCGCAACAGGCCCAACTGGAGCGACTGGCGCAACAGGCCCGACTGGCGCAACAGGCGCAGCTTCCACAGTAACTGGCCCAACAGGCCCAACAGGTGCGCAAGGCGTAGCTGGTGCGAATGGCGGCTCTACTAGCTTATTCGACTACAACGCAGACACTTCGGCCACATCGGGCGACCCTGGCGCGGGCGACATACGCTGGAACAATGCTACGCAGATCAATGCCACAACGTTGTTTATTGACCATTTAGACATAAATGGCAACGACATTGACGTTTTTATTGCCCTGCTTAAAGCAGACGATTTTATCATCGTTCAAGATCGGAATGTTCACACCAACTTTCAGAAGTTTAAAGTCACAGCGGCAGCGACCATTCTTGGTGGCTACAGCAGCGTCCCAGTAGTTCTAGACTCCTCAGGCGGCACTGGCACGACCAACTTCAGCAATTTCGAAGCTCTTGCTTTATTGCTCATCAGCGTCGGCCTTCAGGGCGCGACAGGCCCAACTGGCGCGACAGGCGCTACAGGTCCAACTGGCTCTGCGGGCGCAACTGGCGCAACTGGTCCGACTGGAGCCAATGGCGCGGTCGGCGCAACAGGCCCAACTGGTGCCGAAGGCGCGACTGGCCCAACAGGGCTTGCGGGCGCAACAGGCCCAACAGGTGCTGGCGGCGCAGAGGGTGCAACTGGCCCAACGGGTGCACAAGGCATTCAAGGCGTTACAGGCCCAACTGGTTCACAAGGAATCCAAGGAATTCAAGGCGTTCAAGGAGTACAAGGCGACGTCGGTGCCACAGGTCCAACAGGAGCTAACGGCGCAGTCGGCGCAACAGGCCCAACAGGCCCAACGGGTGCAAATGGCTTAGACGGCGCAACAGGCCCAACTGGCCCAACAGGCGCAGCTTCAACCGTTACAGGCCCAACAGGCCCAACTGGCGCGGCTTCTACTGTTACAGGCCCGACTGGCCCGACTGGTCCAACAGGCGCAGAAGGCGCAGCTTCAACCGTTACAGGCCCAACAGGCCCAACAGGCCCAACAGGCCCAACTGGCGCGGCTTCTACTGTTACAGGCCCAACAGGTGCACAAGGTATTCAGGGTCCTACGGGCCCAACAGGTCCAACTGGCCCCACAGGTGCAACAGGTGCGGCTTCAACCGTAACAGGCCCAACTGGTGCAACTGGGCCAACTGGTGCAGCAGGAAATACAGACGAACTGACCACAATGGTCATCATGCAAGCATACTAAAGAAAGAGTAGTAACTAATGGCTACAACAACCTCAAAGGTACTGGCTAGAACAGCAGCTGCAACTTCGAGCACAACTCTTTACACCGTGCCGAACTCATCTACAACTGCAATCGTCACAAACATTGTCCTTGCAAACACAGCGGCGTCAGCCGCAACTGCAACCATCGCCATTGATGGTGTGGTTATCGTGCCTGCTACTTCGATCGCTGCCAACTCGCTGATCGGTTTTGATTTGAAGCAGGTTATCCCAGCAAATGCAACGCCAAAAACCATCACAGGATTTGCTTCTGCAGTCACAGTAAACATTCACATTAGTGGGGTAGAAATCGTATGACATTCCAACAATACCCTTTTAAGGACGGCATTCCATCTGGTAACACAGCTGGACGTCCATCAAATCCAGTTATTGGAGACACTTACTACAACGGTCAACTCGAGATTCTTGAGATTTATAATGGAACTGCATGGGTGGCAGCATCCGCACCCCCAGCAACTCCTTCTATAGCAACGCCAACAGATGTTTCAACTGGTGATGCCTATACATCTACTGCTGGAAAGTTACAGGTTATATTTACTCCAGGTAGTGGAGGTGGTACTCCATCTCAATATAATGCTTTTACAACTGTTGGTGGATATTTTGCATCAAGTTCAAGTACAACAGTAACAATTACTGGTCTTACTCCAGGAACCTCTTATACGGTTTATGGTAATGCTCAAAATAACTTTGGAACTACTGTTAATACTGCAAATGCAGCAGCAGTAACCCCAACAACATTACCTGAAGTAAGAACTATTGGTACTGCAACAGCATCACCAT